TTGCTCGTGGCGTTAGCGATGGTTCGTCTCCTGGAGGAGGTGGCGCACCTGGAGGAGCACCGCAAGGTGGTGGAGGTGATCTACGGGCACAAGCACAAAGTCTGCCCCCGGAGATCAAACAGAAGATCGTGCAGATGAAAAACTCAGGAGCGTCGCCAGATCAGCTTAAGGCGGCGATTCTGCAGGCTGTTCAGCAACAAAGCAACTCCGGGCAACAGCAACAGCAGGTTCCCGGTAGTGGTCAGCAAAGGAGTATAACAAATGGCGCCGCGTGATTTGATGAACTCGACTGCGATGGATACCGTTTTCGGCAACTTGGGAATGGACTCTCAAGATCTGGGAATGACCGATGATGACTTTGTTAACGATCTTGGCGGCGACGATGACGTTGGTGGTGACGACTTACAAGCGGACGGTTTGGAAGGCGACGATCACGACTTCGAAGACGGACAAGATGACGACCCGTTCGCGATAGATGATGGACAAGACGACGGGCAACAGCGCCGTGTGACTCACACACCGGATCGGCGGCAACAACAGCAGCGCGCTCAGCCGCAACGTCAGGCGCAAGACCAGCAAGGTGCGCGCAAGTTCCGGCCTGATGCGAAAGGCAACATTGTTAATGGCAAAGGCGAGATTGTTGCGCGTGCAGGCAAAGAAGCTCGCATTTTCATGTCTGGCGAGAAGCATCGCAAGACCGCGGAACGTTCTCAGGTCCAATTGCGCGAGACTGCTGGACGCTTGAACAGGGTCACGCAGATTGCCGAGCGTCTTTACAACGAGATGAATACGTACAAGGCGGAGCGTCAGGCGTTCGAAAAGCTTGGCATGAAGGCGGAAGATCAAGTTTCCGCAATGCAGTTGTACACGCAGTTAACAAAGAATCCAAAAGAGACACTTACGAAACTGTTGACACGTGCAGCGGCAAATGGTATAACTCTAGATGCGAACAACTCCAATGCCAACAATAATCAGCTCCCCGCTGGAATTGCTGACATTGTGAAGGAAGTTCTCGGTGAGAAGCTGAAGCCCATCGAGACCTTCGTAACCACCCAGCAAGCTCGTGAAGCCGCTCAGCAACGGGCACGAGAAGATCGGGTGGCTGTGCAGTCCGAAGTTGAAGGATGGTTTGCACAGAACCCTGCGGCTAGGCCCCATGCCGAGGTGTTTCAAAGGGTGTTGCGTAACCCACAATTCTCCAACATGTCGTTGGGGGAGATCTGGGCACGTATTCAATTAAACCAAGCACGTAACCCGAGACGCGGTAACGGCTTGCGGGATAATTTGAACGGCGGTCGTCGTTCCACCTCCCGACATCGGGGGAGTCCACCAAATGGTCGCGGAATGCCTCCTCAGGGTACCTCTGAGATGGCTGACGTTAATGCGTCATGGGACTCAATTGTCCGCGACGTACTCGATGCAAACGGTGTTGTGTGATTCACACAGGGAGTTTTGAACTATGGCAGCGTTGGATACCGTTATCCACTCCATGCTTGAGCGTAGCCGTGCTAAGCTCATCATGGCGTCGGCAATTTCCGGCTCGGTGAGCGCGTACCTTCATGCGAAGAAGCGTGTTGTCATCGAGGACGGCGGTCCCGAGATCGGCAATCCGCTGATCAACAGCTTGAATCCGAACGTCACCTCGATGCAGTACTACGATCAGGTGCCGGTCGACCAGACGAACGAATTCATCACCGTGACCTATTCGATGAGTCGTGTCGTCGGGAGCTTGATCATCTCCGATCAGGAGGAAGACGAGAACCAGGGCCGTGCGGTGATCTTCAAGATTCTTAAGGGCAAGATGATGGCCCTGGAGGAGTCCATTGCGCGTCAGTTTGCTGCGTACCATACGGCTGTGGGCACAGGCACTGATCCGAATGGTCTCGGCAACCTCATCCCGGCGGACCCGACAACTGGCACAATCGGTGGCATTTCGCTCGCTACCGAGAACCAGTGGCGTACGTCGGCGTATGATTTTGACGGTTCGCTGAATCCTGAGAACATCGAGGAAGCCTTCGACGATATCCTCGAACTCGACCTGAACCGTGGCCAGACCACGAATTCCGAGACGAAGGAGAAGCCGACTTGCATTTTCGCGGGCCGGAACATCTACCGTATGCACAAGGCAGCGGCTCGTGACAAGACCACGATTCAGCTTGGCGAGACAGGCTTTGGCAAGAAGCTGATCAATCTCGGCATTGTCGGCACAACGCACAATGGCGTGCCGCTGATGTTCGACGAGAAGTTGGCTGCGAACGATGCCTACTTCATCAACGACTCGTATCTGACGCTGCACATTCTGCGTGGCGTCAATATGAAGATCAAGCAACTCGTCGCGCCTTGGGATACCGACGCGATCGGCCGCCGCACCGTTTGGGAGGGTCAGTTGTGCTCCTGGAGAAACTACAGGACGCACGCGTACCTCACCAACACGTAATCGCTGTGTGACTCACACGATCGTTTAAACAGGAGACAAGCTATGTACGTCGCACCCAAGATGGCTGGTACCAGACTTTCCTACGTCGTGGTGAAGTTGGAAGGTACCTTGAAGCGTGATGTTATCGTTCCTGCTCGCACGAAGAATCGGCACGATGGCAAGCCCGGTATGCTCACGTTGAAGCGCGTGACGAAGGATGTCCCGGCGGGATGGCTCGTGTACTTCCCGAAGGGTCACGTGGTCCGAATCAAGGACTCTGAACACTTGGAACATTACGGTCTCGATCGCAGGCCGCAATGGATCAATCTGAAGGGTCTACACAATCCTGAGAGCGCTCTGGGCAAGATGATGAATGCTCAGGACGACGCGGCCCGCAAGAATGCCTATCAGGATATGGAGCAAGCCGTGATGCAACTGGCGATTGCCAAGAGCGGCCCCGTCATCATGCCGGAGCAAGTCAAGGCCGTTCGCTTCATCGAGGCGGGAGACTACAACTCGCAAGTGGCGACGTAATTACGCCACTCACTATCTACCGTCCAACAGAAACAGGAGATAGGTTATGGTTGCTCGAACTCGTACTTCGCTGTTCCGTGGCGTCAATCAGTACGTTCCTGGAATGGCGTATTCCGCAGACATGATGATCGGTTCACCTAGGGCGTTCTCGCTTGGAACGCCTGCGCTAGGCGCCGCTTCTGCAATATCTGCTGCTGCAGGACTGGCGAATGCGCTTACGGTCTATGCGCTGAATTTCGAGATGGATTCCCCGTTCGGTCGTGGTATTCGAATCGATTACAGCGGTGTTCCTGGTACCAATGCCGTCGTTCGTTTGATTGGCGAAGACTATCTCGGTCAACCAATCTCTAGGGACTATACAGGGGCGGCTGCTGCGACTACTACTACGGCTTCCGGTTTGCTGGCATGGAAGCGTATCACTGCTGCGCGTATGACGGTTGTCGCCTCCAACGCGGTTCAAATCCAGATCGGTACGACGGATGAACTGGGCTTGCCGTACAAAAGCGTTGTGGTATGGTCGAAGGAGAACAACGTCCAGATCTTGACTGCAGCGGCTCAGGCGTTGTGGACTCCTGCTGTCATTACTGACCCCGCGACAATCGCTACTGGCGATCCGCGTGGTACCTATAACCCGACTGCGGCCCTGAATGGTGCTACGCCGTTCGTTGTCGCTCTCGAAGGAGACAACTCGGTCAACGCTGCCGGCAACGGAGGTTTGCACGGCATTCGTCAATTCTTCGTTGCGTAACGTGTGACTCACACAGAGGGCCTCCGCCATGTCCGCAACCATCCGACAAGTCGTAGACGATGCTACTGAGTTGATCGGAGAGGTTGCGGGCGTTGGCGTGCAGCAGTACGATGATGATGTGCTGTTCCGTCACGCCATTCGCGGATTCAATCTGTTGTTCAAGAAGGAACACTGGGCGAACTATCGTCAGTGGTTCACTGTTGTGCTCAATGGTACGACTGGGATCATTACGACGGATGCGTTTGAGCAAGTAATCGACTTTGATGACTTCATTGCAGTTCACGTTGCCGGTGAAACGCAAGCATTGCCTACGCTGTCAAAGAACATCAATCCAAATACGATCTCTGGCACACGGGCACGGTGTTATACCAGTTTGCCTGTGACGAATGCGAATTACGTCAAACGCAAATTGCAAATTTATCCACTTGCCGCTGTGGGATCGCTTGAGATTCATGCTCGTGTCTATCCGCTTGTTCCGCCTGCGCTGGATTGGGATTTTCTGGATGTGATGCACTTGGACAGGGATATGCTGGTTTACGCGACTGCGTTCATGGCGTTGATTGGCAACTCGCTCAATCCCGATGCTGCGAACGTGTGCAAAGAACTTATGGAAATGAAATTCAATACAATCACTGCTGGTTTGTCTGGTCAGCCCATCCCGATTGAAGGCGCCTCTTCCATACCGACTGAGTGGTTCGTACGATGACTGCTACGTTACTTCCACGTAGTCTTAAAGTTGGCAAGAAGGTCCCACTT